ACCTAGACCAAGACACCGACCCAGACCTAGACCAAGACACCGACCCAGACCTAGACCAAGACACCGACCCAGATTCACAGCTATACCTATAGACACCACAGTACTTCATTGTTTTATTCATTTTTTACCTTTTTTATTTTTGCGCTTACCTTGTCTAATAAATATATTTTTTTGTCTTTTCTTAAAGAATAGATATTATGTAATTTTTTTAACAGAATCAACATAACTAACCGCATAACTAACCGCGCCGCTTTCTGTAATAAGCCACTCTGCGCGCGATGTAATTTTTTTAACAGAATCAACATAACTAGCCGCGTCGCTTTCTGTAATAAGCCACTCTGCGCGCGGGTTATTGCTTGCCTTAAAAATTCCGGGGATTTTCTCCTCTCTAGCTTTTCTGGTTAGAGCGTTAACTGTGGTATTTTCACCAGCTTCTCTAAGCATGTCGTGCAAATTATTTAAGTTTTTGAATTCATTCATTTTTTTATATTCCTGTATTTAGAATTTAGTTGAGACAATAAGTGTATCGTTTAAATTAGCATCGATTAAGTTAGCATCTCTTAAATCAGCACAGCTTAAATCAGCATCTCTTAAATCAGCATCGATTAAGTTAGCACCGATTAAGTTAGCACGCCGTAAATTAGCACCGATTAAATTAGCATTGCTTAAATCAGCACGCCTTAAATCAGCACCGATTAAGTTAGCATCTCTTAAATCAGCACAGCTTAAATCAGCACGCCTTAAATCAGCACGCCTTAAATTATATTTTTTCAAATCATTGCTTTTGATTGCTGATAATTGTTCTTCATCGTTTAGTTCTGTGAATAGTTGTTTAGTCATTTTTCTTCTCACGAGTTAATAATTATGTTGTTACCCGCGCCACTGTGAGCGCGGGAGTGTTTTTTATTACTTAATTGCAGTAAGAAGGCTTTCATCAGTGGGAAACCACGGAGCGTCTGTTGGCGTGGTATAGTAGCGGCAATCGTCCCCATACCAGCTAACAATTTTTGTTACCGTTCTTTCACCTATTTTTACCCCGTAGGAATTTGTGAAAAAAACCTTTTCCCCAATTTTGAATTTTGGATTGATCGCTTCACGTTCTCTTAGTTCTATTTTATATTTTTCATACGCTGTCAATGCTAATTCCTGTCCTCGTACCATTTTCATTGTTTTCACCTTTTTGTTGTTGTTTTTTAGTATTCGTACTCTGGGTACCCTGCATTGAGTTCTTCTAAGTATAAAGTTGCGTCAGCGCTTAATTCTTGTTCCTCGCTGTGAAGTATTTTGCAATCTTCACACATGTTCAAAATGTAGCTTTTCACTTGATGTGATTGTGCTAGTTTGTTAGTGCAAAAATTTATTTCACAGTGACTTAATGTTTTCATTGTTTTCACCTTTTTTGTTGTTGTTTTTTAGTCACAATTGACTATATACACATGATATATGATATATGATCGATTGTCAACACTTTATTTTATTTATTTTTCAATTATTTGCTCCACCATCGCCATCCCTTTCTATCTCCCCCCCGATTTCCTATTTTTTTAAAGTTGATTATGTAATTAATAGCTGCGTCTTCGTTCATATACCAGCATTGACCCAACTTGTGCGCCGAGGGTATTAAGCCGAGTTTTGCATGTCTATATAGCGTTTGACGCACTACTTTAATGCCGCGCTTTTCGAGTATTTCTTTTACTTTTAATAATTTTATTGTTTTGATCATATTCTGAATAGCACGTAGTGAGTGAGTGTAAAGTTTTCTAACTGTTCAATTATTGACCAATTGTGCAAATATTGCCCATTATAGCCTGTTCTATAAATACAATTTATCGATAAGTCACTATTGATAGATAAAACTGATCGTCCCAAGTTATCTCAAGTTATCTCAAATTGATCAATTAAGAATTGATATTCAAGCGATAAATCGGAAATTGGATAGAATATAAGACTATACAATAGACTAAAATTGTGCTATGTGGTACTATAACTAAATTAGTTAATGTATTTAAAGAGGTTAAATATGACTGGAATGCGTGGCTGTCAAGTTTGTAATTGGGTAGCTTCAGGGAAAAAGCCGAATTGTAGAATGCTAGCACCAGCAAAGTGCAATTGCTTGCCGTGGGACGATAAACTTAAGCCCAAGCGCGGTGGCGCTGCTATTAATGAAATCATTGATAAACTTGCAAAAAAAGAGCTTGGAGAGTCTATAGATATTCTTAAATTAAAGGAATTTGACGATACTGTTGATAAGAAGCGCCGTGGTAGACCACCGAGGGTGCAGTTGTGACGACAGCGGCTAAGAAAAAGAATACGCATCACGCACGTTTTAATGATGTAATGAGTATACTCGAAGCAATGAATTATAACCCGATTGAGTCTTTAGTTAAGGCTGCTCAAAACGAAGAACTGGATTGGCCTGTACGCATGAAAGCAATGTGTATTGTAGCTGATAAGAGTGTACCGTCTTTGAAAGCTATTGAACACAAAACAGACGAATCGCAGCATTATGATATGATGAGTAAGCTTACAGCTAACATGCTTGAGCTTGAGGATAAATATAGGAGTGAGTACTAATGATTACCGCAGCAGCAGCAAAAGCAGTTAGTAATAGTTTCGATAGTGCGGAGGCTTTCGCATTAATTAGCACACAGATTGATTTAAGCGCATTGGCGGGTTATTTCAATTGTGCACTTTCTTTTCGGCCAGAGATGGCAACTATTGTCCCAGACATTGAGTTGCTAGGTTATGTTGTAACTACTGGTCCATCTATTATAACCGTAGATTGGTCGGCAGCTTAATTAAATAAAAAGGTGAAGGTATGTGGTTTGGTAAAAAGAAAAATCATTGCTATTCTTGCGAGTGCTTGGATTGCACTATAAAGAGGCCGGTTATACATTCAAGGGATGCTTTGCGGGTGTCGGCTAGTTATTCTTATAAGATAAAGGAAGCGGAAGATGAGCAGCTAAGGCTTGCTATTCATGAAATTGGTAGTCTAGTCAAGGGCGCAGCAGAGCGCGGTGCGAAGTCTGTGACTTATTGCGGCTATTTGAGTGATGAAGCGCTAGATTTTATTGTGAATGACTTAAGTTTTAATGTTGAAAAGATTGAAGATGAGCAGGCCATTGTTTATCCCAGGTCATTTTATCTGATAAAATGGGGTGAAAAAGATGCTGACAGCTGAAGAGGCGCACAAGATAGCTTGTGAGGCGGCAGACAACGCTAGGTCGCTTGAGTTTGTCGAAATGATTGTGGAAGAGAAAATAAAAGCAGCAGCAGAAATGGGGAAGTTTGAAACAATTGTTCCGCCTAATTTTATTGCAGCAGCCGCTGACTTCCATCTTTTATATATTGTGGAGTATTTAGTTAAAAAGTTGGGTTATAAAGTTAGTGTGGATGTTCTTAGCACTTCCGCTGCTCTTACAATAAATTGGTAATTAATGTCAATAATAACAGGTATAGAAAAAGACCCTCATGCGGCAGAGCTAAAAGCTAAGCTGCTCGGTTCTTTTCTGTTATTCACTCAAACATTCTTTAAGCTGCGTACAGGTCGTGATTTTACAGTGTCATCACCTGTTTCACGTGAACCGCATCAAATTACTATAGCAAAGCAATTAACTGATGTATTTCATATGAGAGAGCGTCGAGTATGGATGACACTGCCCCCTGGTCATGGAAAATCTACATTTGTCAGTTACTTTATACCGTGGGCGTTCGCTCACTACCCAGATTGCCGTTTCATTTACATTTCTTATAGTGCGGACTTGGCAGCTAATCATACTGCAAACATTAAAGGCATAATGGAAATGCCAATGTATCGACACATGTTCGGCGTTGAAATAAGTCGAGAGAGTAGCGCAAAAGATAACTTTATGACAACGCATGGCGGGGCTGTAAAAGCATTCGGTTCTGGCGGGGCTATTACCGGTCAAGATGCTGGATTACCTGATTTATCTAGATTTAGTGGTTGTGTGATGATGGATGATATGCACAAGCCGGATGAGGTTTTTAGCGATACAATGCGACAATCAGTAATTAATAACTACAACAATACGATTAAAACACGACCCAGATCACCCAACGTCCCGATGGTTGGTATTGGTCACGCGCTACATGAAGACGACTTACAAGCATTTTTATTAAATGGTAGGGATGGAGCGAAATGGAAGCATCTATTATTGCAAGCAGAAGATGGGGCTGGGAATATATTAGCGCCAAATTTGATAAGCAGGGAAATGCTAAATGCAGAGAAACAGTTTAACGCATATGTTTATTGGGCGCAATATCAGGGAAAGCCGCAACCTGCGGGGGGTGGTATATTTAAGACTGATCATTTCGAGTTAATGGATTATTATCCAGATATGCTAGCAACATTCATCACGGCAGACACGGCAGAATCAACAAAAGACTACGCAGATTACAGTGTGTTCAGCTTCTGGGGACTCTATGAGATCAAGCATAAAGATAGAGCGACCGGTGAGCATGGGCTTCACTGGATTGACTGCATCCAACAGAGAATAGAACCTGCTGATCTGGAAGATGAGTTTATGGATTTTTACCGTAAATGCCTAGATTTTAAGAAAGAACCGCAGTTCGTTGCTATCGAGAAAAAATCTAGTGGGACAACTCTAATATCAATATTAAACAAGATTAGAGGTTTTGATGTTAGAGATATTGCGAGAACTAAGGCAAGCGGTAGCAAGACAGCAAGATACTTTGAAGCGCAGCCTTATGTTGCAAAAAGGTTGGTTTCTCTGCCAAAATATGGTAAGCATACCACCTTGTGTCTAGATCATATCGGCAAGATAACGGCTAATAACACTCATCAGCATGATGACATAGCAGACACAATGTATGACGCCATAAAGATAGGGTTGATTAACAAGTTACTGTTGAATCAAATTAAAAAGCCGAAGACTGACACATTAGCAAAAGATTTAATGGGAAAATTTCATAAAATAAATAGACTCAGGGCAAATATATGACGGTAATTATTGCAGATAGACGACTAACAAATGTAAAAGTTGATTCACAGCGTGGCAGGATTCAAGCTAACATTAGAGATTCTCATCAATATTTTCAAGATAACGCAAAGCGGTTTAACTTCTTTAGACATTTTGTTTTCAAATCTTCTATGTCAAGCACAGAGGTTGCATTAAACCAAGAACTTAATCGACCGCAAATTGAGTTCAATATAATGGAAGCTAAGTTATCTAGATTGCTCGGCGAGTTCTCAAAACAAGAGCCTAATTTAAAAGTTAGTCAATCTGATGCTGCTCTTTCACCTGTTGACCCTGTGCTTATTAATGTTATTGATGGTTATTGCCGCTCTATTTTCTTTGAGTCTAATAGAGACAATATGGAATATGAGATATATAGAGACATCATTACCGGCGGATATTCTGTGTTTAAAGTTTATACAGAATACTCACATGAAATGAGTTTTGACCAAAATATTGTTATTAAGCGTTGTTTTGATCCTACTTTAACGGGTTTTGATAAAATGGCTGTAGACTCGCATAAGGGTGACGGCATGTTCTGCTTTGAGTGTTTCCCAAGAAATCGCGAAGAATTTGAAACAGAGTACGGAAAAGAAGCGACGGAAAAAATGAAGTTCCAGTCAAAAAAAGGAATGACTGATAAAGAGAGTTTAGATTTTAACTGGTCATATAGCAACGAAGATAAAGATATTGTAATGATTGTCGATTACTGGGAGAAAAAGAAAACAAAGGTTAAAATTGTAAAAGTAAGAATGCTTAGTGGTCGAGATGACGGCAGTTTTGAAGATCAAGTAATGACAATGAAAGAATATAAGGACATGATAAGTGACTGGGCTTTTCTAGCACCTCCGCCAGAAATCGTTGGAGAACCCAGAGAAACAGAAACTACAAGCATATGTAGGTATCGGTTATGTGAAGACTCAATACTAGAATATGCAGAAACTGATTATAAGTATTTGCCGCTTGTGTTTTGTGATGGCAATAGTTTGATGTTACGTGGTGAAGATGGCACTGGATCAGCGCAGCAGATGACACGCCCAATGATGTATAATATGATTGGGTTGCAAAAGCTAAAAAACTTTATTGGCATAATGATAGCTAATCATATAGAGAACACCCCGCAATCGCAATGGGTGGTGGCAAAAGAATCTATCCCCGAACAATATGTTGATGCGTGGGTAAAGCCGCAAGTTGCTTCTTTGCTAGTTATGAACGCATTCATGGAAGATGAGACGCAAACACCATTACCACCACCACAACTTGTACGACCAGTCCCATTACAAACGGAATTATTTCAGGCATTCATGGGATTAGATAGTTTAAGCCAAACTATTTTAGGTAGCTATGATTCATCATTGGGGATTAATGATAATCAATTAAGCGGTACAGCAATATCAAACGGAGCAACACAATCTAACGCAGCAACTACCCCATACATGGTCGGTTATATTCGTGCATTAAATAGAGCAGCAGAGATTATTGTTGATCTTATCCCTAAATACATCGATTCTGAACGGTCATTGCCTATTCGTTCTTCTAATGGCGCAGAACAACGGGCTATTGTAAATGGTGAATACAGCATATCAGTTGATTATAACCCGCTTGATTTAAAGGTAAAGGTGGAAGCTGGTATTAACTTTGAACTACAGCGTAAAGAAGCATTTGCTACATTAATGGGTATGATGGAGAAGGTTGCGCCGATCGGTCAATTTATATCTACAGAGGAGGCCGGTATTGAAATGATACTAGATAATCTGGATATCAAAGGTATAGATGCCCTAAAGCAGAATATCAAACCGTTTATGAAAAAGCAGCAAATGCAGATGCAGCAACAAATGGAAGAGCAAAAGCAGCAGATGCAGATGCAGCAACAGCAAGCCCAGATGCAAACTAAGATACTTGAGCAACAAGCTATGGCGCCTGCCATGCAGGCACAACAGAGAATGAAAGAAAATGAGATTAAAGAGTTGCAAGGATCAGCAAAATTAACTATTGAAGAGTACGAGGCACTCACTCGTCGAATAGATGTTATGCGTAAAGCTAAATATGACGATGGCAAAATAGCGTTAGACTCGGCAAAAGCTGAAAGTGAAGATATTAAAACAGCACTCGATGTAGTACAGTCTTCAATTAATGAGGAGAGAGGTATTGAGAAAGATATACGAGACTTTCATCACAAGGTTGGTCTAGAATCAGTTAAGGGTATGCACAAGACAATATCAGCACCGATTAAGTCGTCTACGGTGGTTATTAGCGAAAACAAAAAAGGTGAAGCAAGTGAAAATATATAGCTTTAGTGATTTTCTAAAAAAATTAGCCGGTTAACTCCGGCTTTTTTACGTATAAAATAAATTACTTGACATATATTAACTTATTGTGTACTGTACAGATATAAAGTTATCCACAGTTTACTAATAGGTTATAAACAAGTTACTAACAGTGGTTTATCGCTACCTACCGCGCAAATAGGGCAAGAACGCAGATATGCGGGAAAATATCCGATTACTAGCCGTAAGCTGGGCATAACCGTGATGGGGCAATAGTCAAAACGAGGTAAGATAATGGAACAAACGAACGTAACTGAACAAAATCAGCGTATTGATGCACCTGTTGCGGAATCACCAAGTACTAGCCAGGCAGCGACTTCGCCAGTAGAAAAAATGATCCCGCAAAGCAAGGTTGATGAGATTGTACGCCATGCAAACGCTAATGTTGCGCAGAAAGCAAGGCAAGACGCTATCGCGGAATATCAGAAACAGTATAGCCAGCAACAACAGCAACCAAGCACGAAGGAAAGCGCAGGAAGTAACGGCAATGACATTCAAGGCTTAGTGGCTAAGCAGGTCGAAGAGCAGATGCATAATTTACAACAAAGTTATGTGCAGCGACAGCATGAGCAGAAGGCCTATGAAATATCAAACCAGTTTAATGAAAGAATGGCAGCCGTTAAAGATGCTTACGAAGATTTTGACACAGTAACGCAAGATGTTGCGTTTTCACAGTTTCCTAATGCGGTGATGTCTTCGATGAATTTTGACAATACTGGCGATATTATGTATGAATTAGCAAATAACCCGTCAAAATTAGAAAATATTGAATCACTAGCAAGGAAAGACGCCGAAGCCGCCCAACGTGGGCAGCGGTCAAACATGGCAGCAAGAGAGATGTTAAAGATTTCTCAAGCTCTAAAAGTTAACCAATCGGCTAAAACAGCGAAAACAGCAAACGCACCGTTAAGCCATATCAAATCCTCTCCCATAGGCACGGATAATGGCGAGATGGACGTTAGCGATTTTATGTCTTTTTTTAAGAAAAAACGCCGATAACTAACTCATAAAAAAGCCATTATCCAGAAATTAACTTTTTTGGAGTATTCACAATGGCAATCCCTAACAATCAATTACAGAACGTACAAACCTATCAAAAAGCCGAATTGGCTTGGATGTTAAACGAGTTTGTAGCTATTAGAACAGCTAATAAAAAGTTTAAAGACTTTAATAACGTTAGTGCCAACCTTGGCGATTCTGTTAGCTTTGATTTAGCGCCACGAGCATCAACAAAAAACGGCTTGGTAGTCTCTTCACAGCCTAGCGTTCAACGTGTCCAATCATTAATCTGTTCGCAAGCCGTACACTCATCGTCTGCATATTCTGACCAACAATTTATCTTCAATGTTGAAGACTATATGGATCGTTTCGGGATGTCTCGCGCTACCGAGCTTGGCAATGTTGTAGAGGCAGATATTTTATCCAATATTGTGTCAGGAACTCGCGTTAATAACCCCCAAGACCCACGTTTTGGTCAACCGGTTGATCCTACAAGTGGTCCTTTCCGCTTTTTTGGTGATGGTACTACACCGATTAACTCATATCGTCAGTTGGCACAAGCACAAGCAAACTTCCGTGATTTTGGTGCTGCTGATTATGATAAACAAGCAATTATCCCCATGACCAATGTGCCTGCCATTGTTGATAATGGTTTATCACAGTTCACGGTTAACCGAGGTAATGAGCAAGCAGAAAGCTGGCAATTTGCATCTGTAAACGGCTTTACCTATGCAGAATCAAATTTATTACCAACCCATGAGTCTGGCACGGTTGGTCAATCTGCTACTACATTAACACTAGTTAGCACTAATGACCCAACTGGAGCAAACATTACACAATTAACTTTCAGCGGAGCTTCTGCAAGTGATTTAAATGCATTTAAAGCGGGTGATCTTTGTGTATTTAATGATGGCGTTTCAGGTGTTCCCAATATTCGCTTTAGAACATTTATTGGTCACAAGGTATCGCAGCAGTCTGTTCAATTTCGCGTAACTGCTGATGCGGATTCTAACGGCTCAGGCAATGTTACTATTAATATTTACCCTGCATTAAGTTCTATTTCTGGTTCTTTAGATCAAAACTTAAGTGTTGCGTTGCAACCTGGTATGCAGATTTTTACACTGCCAAGTCATAAAGCTGGTGTAATAATGTCTGGTAGTCCTTTGTATTTGGCGATGCCGCGTCTGCCAGACCTAAGCCCATTTAATACGGTAACAACTACCGATAAAGATAGTGGTTGCTCTATTCGTCATTATTGGGGTGCTCAGTTCGGGCAGAACGTTCGGGCGTATGTATGGGACTTAATTTGGGGATCGACTCTTGTTGCTGAAAACAGTATGCGCCTTGCATTTCCATTAGACTAATTAGGAGGTTTTAAATGACTACTGCAAATTCTTTTTCACAGTTACCAGGTAACGTAACCCAACACTTATATATTGTTGGGTTAGGGCAGTCTGTTGATGACGTTGCATTACTTAGTGTAGCTGCTGGTCAGGCTAGAGATTCTACCAATTGCTTTGACATCGTAGTAGCCGAGCCGTTGGCAATTAATTTTGCTGCTGTCGGTGCTGGCGGCTTAGATACTGGAACGGTAGCTATTAATTCAGGTTACTATATCTATGTGCTTTATGATCAAACACAAGCGTTATTGCCCGCTGCTATTGCGTCTCTTAATTCAGTGACACCAGTTCTCCCAACTACTTTGGGCGTGGGTTATAGCCATTACCGTCAAGTTGGTTTTATTACTACTGATGGCTCTGCTGAACTTATTGCATCTACAACATCAACTGGTGTTATTAGTAGCTTTGTACAGTTAAATACCCCTGTAGAAGTTTTATCTGCTGGTGTTGCAACAACTGCCACTGATGTAGATTTATCTGCTGCTGTGCCTGCTGTTGGTGTTGCTCGAGTAACTCTACAGGTTGATTTTTTACCGGATGCCCTAGGTGATACAGCAACAATTGGCAATTATGAGATGTCAGGTTTAGTTGCTGCTGTTATTCAATCAGAGCAAGTACAGACTTTAGTTATTGATGTTGCTGGTGTGCCGAGCATTTCTTATTTCCTAAGTACGGCATCTGCTGCTTTAACTTTAACTGTGTTAGGTTATGAATCAACGCTTTAAGTGATAAAAAATGTCTTATACAGTCGAAGAACTCATAACGCGTAGCTTTTACCTTTCAAATATTGTTGCCAGAGAGCAGGAAACAGCCTCTGGTGATCAATTACATGATGGGTTGAATATGCTTAATGCTTTCTTGGCTGTAAAGACAGCAGATAAGAGACTTATACCTTATTTTAAACCGTATGAATTTATAGCAATAATTGGGCAAGAAACTTATTTTATACCTGATTTAATTTCTACCGAAACATTAGCTTTTACAATTTCATCTGTTAGATATCCAATGCAGTTAGTTGGAAGAAATGATTTTTTTGGTACTGCACGCGCTAACAATGTATCGAGTTTACCATACCAATATTTTGTAGAGAGAACCTTAGGCGGCGCTAATTTATCAATGTATTTTCCGCCTAACCAATCGTATGAGTTTACTTTGCATGGTAAATTTTCTCTTGCAAATGTAGTGTTAAATCAAGATTTATCATTAACACTAGATCAATACTATTTAGATTATTTAAGGTATGGTTTAGCTGAATATATTTGTCAAGAATACAATATTCAGTTTCAGCCACAGCAAGCAATGTATTTAAAGAGATTAGAAAAGACCATATATGATACGTCACCTATAGATTTTACAATGAAGAAGAAATCTACGCTTCAGCAAAAACAAGGGTCGGATATTTATGGACAGGTTAATATTGGTAAAGGATTTACTAGGGCTATGTAATGGCAGAACAAAAAAAAAATACGCCAACACAAAAGACCTTCCCGCTTGATATAGTAGGTTCATCTACTTATGGACGCGACCCTAAAGTAATGGCATCAAGAACGTTTAATATGATTACTGCCGACGGGTGGCTTGTTGATTATGCTGGTTACAAAAAAGTTTTAGATATAGCACCACAAGGTGTTGGTCGCGGATTATTTAATAGCATCCGTTCCAATAGACTTATTATTGTTATTTCTAATAAAGTTTATTCTGTTGGGGTATATTCCACGTCAAATGGAGATAATAGAAGTTATACAACAAAGTTAGTTGGTACTTTAAATAGTTATTCTGGCGATGTATTCATCGATGAAAATATCAATAACCAAATTGCAATTTGTGATAAACATGAAATTTATATTTATAACTATGTTGACGGATCATTTACATTAGCTACGTTGCCTATAGGATTTATTCCTGGTTATGTAAGATACCAAGATGGTTATTTTATAGCGCCTAATTTGGTATCATCACAATGGGCATTATCAGCAATTAACAATGGTTTAAATTGGTTTTGGAATGCGGCAACGGGTGGCGCTGTTCTAGGGGCATTACAGACAAAGGCAGATTATGTTAAGGCAGCATTCCCAATGCCAGGCAAGGGGAATTTGCTTCTGGTTATGGGTAATTTAGTTACAGAGTTATGGACTAACGTTGGTGGAGCAGTTTTCCCATATCAGAGGAGTTTTTCTCTTAATATTGATTATGGGTGTATAAATTCAGCAACAATTGCGGCTTCAGATACCATTGTTGCATGGCTTGGAGCTAATGAAAAAAGTGGCGCAGTAATTATGTTTACCACTGGTGCTGATATTCAGCAAATATCTAGTGATGGAATTAATTATAGGTTTTCAAAACTTAAAAATCCAGAAAAATCAGTAGGTTTTTTCATGAAATTAAGTGGTCATTTACTTTATCAATTAACTTTTTATGACCCAAAAGATAATTATACTGTAGTTTATGATTTTACTGATCAAAAGTTTTATGACGCAACTGATGAAAACATGAACTACCACATAGCAAGAAAAGTGGCATTTTTCAATAATGAGTATTATTTTGTTAGCTTGAATGATGGAAACCTGTATCAAATGTCTGATAATTTATTTAATTTTGATTATGGGTATTTTACAGATGGATCACCTAAAGTTTATGAGATGCCAAGGGTTCGTGTTTCCAGTAATATGAGAACAGCAAACCAAAATAGATTTTCAATAAATAACGTTACTTTTACACTTGAGCAGGGTAGTGATATACAGAATGATAATAATGACCCTAACTACTTCCCTGGCATTGATATGTCAATGTCCAAGAATGGAGGAATAAGTTATGGTAGTTATTCTTGTCGTAAACCAATTTATAAAATAGGGAAAAGAGAAAATAGGTTAAATTGGTGGAGACTTGGAGTAGCTAATGATCTTGTTTTACAGTTTAGGTTTTTTGGTAAAGGAGCATGGAGAGCAACCAACGGAGAGGTCAATATTTTACAATGAAAATAGTCACGTTGGTCGAGCAAAAAATAGTAAAAGAGGATGGACACCCTACGCCATCGTTTCAGCAAACACTAGATATATTATTGCAACAAATGCAAATTAATTTATCTGATGATGGATATGTTTTACCACAACAAACTACTGATGCTATTAATGGAATAGTCAATCCTAGTAACCCGAATGCAAAAGGCAATGGGACAATTTGGTATGACACTACGTTAAATAAATTTGTTGGCTTAGAAAATAATATTTTAGTTTCATTTGATACAACTCCAATTTAGAGGTTTTTATTATGTTCGGAACATTAACTAGCGCGCTTGGTTTTGGAGGAGGGTCTGCGCAGAACCCTGCCGACATTGGAATGCAATACTTAAATCAGATTGCTCCAACAATTACCCCATATTATCAGCCTTACATTGATGCGGGGCAACAATCGTTAGATAGCTTAATGAGAGAGTATGGATCACTGATGAATGATCCATCAGCAAGGATGAACCAAATCGGGTCCAGCTTTCAACAGTCACCAGGCTATGGCTTCCAATATGATCAAGGAATGAATGCAGCAAACGCAGCAGCTAGCGCTGGCGGAATGGCTGGAACTCCCGCACATCAGCAACAAGCGTCAACCATGGCTAATAATTTAGCTAATCAAGATTATTACAATTATTTAAATAATGCGACCGGTTACTATAATCAAGGATTAGGTGGGATGTCAGGTATTAATCAAATGGGGTATGGTGCATCGAATGAGCTAGCACAGTCATTAATGAGCGCACTGATGAGCCAAGGTGGCATGGGATATAACGGTCAAGAAAATCAAAATGCCCAACAGCAACAGCAAGGTAATAACTTGATGGGAACACTGGGCGGCATAGCGGGCGGGTTAACCTCTCTATTTTCTGACAAACGCCTTAAAAAAGATATTAAAAAAGTTGGTGAGAAAAATGGGCACAATATTTATCATTTTAAATACATTGATGCGCCAGAAAAAACATGGGAAGGCGTTATAGCTCAAGAGGTTGAGAGAATAGTACCAGAAGCAATTGTTCACATTGATGGATACCTTGGCGTTAATTATTCTATGCTCGGCTTAGAAATGAAAGAGGTTAAATAAGTATGGCTATTCAACCATTTAATTATGCAGCATTAGGCGCTGCTAATATGGGTCAAACTGATACTGCTGGTAGTTTTATGAAAGGGCTACAAGCTGGCTCTATGCCTAAAAACATTAAACAAGAGCAAGAGCAGCGAGAACTTGCCAATGCATTAATGGCAATACAAAATCAATATGCCCCACAGATAAATGAATCTCAATTAGCCCAGCAAGGATCACAAACAAATTTAAATAACCAAAAAGCAAAATATTTGCCACTTGATTTTTTAATACAAGCCGTTAATTCACAACGGGCAAATAATAGGTTTGGGGGATCATATCAATTAAATAAAGCATTGCAGGCAATGACACCAGCGCAAAGGGCGACTTGGCAAGCGCAGAATCCAGAAGCCTACAGCTCAATGGTTAATCAGATTGGTAATAATGTTCTTAATCCAATTGATGAAAATAAACAAGATTTATTAGGAGATGAATTAAAAAAACTTTTTGGTGGAAGTGGACAACAGATGCAATCATTTGCACCCGCTGATTCATTAACTATTCATCCAGATGATTATCCTAAATTAGCTAATTTATTAGGTGCATCAACAGGTAACGGTCAGCCATTGCCAGTAAATAATAACCAACCGTTACCTGTTAACCCTGATATGATGTCTAAATTTAGTACGTCTCCTGAACAAGTCGATGAATTAAAAAAAGCAGCTGAACTATCTGCAAACAAGGAATTGGTTACGACAAAAACCAGAAACCAATTGGAGGGTGGTATTCAATTAGAAGAGATGATGAACTCACCAGAGATACAAGAAAAAGTAAAAAATGCATCATTATATGCTGGGGCATTGGGTAGCGGTAAGGCTGCCGTAGCGGCATTATCACAGAAAAACCCAGCGGCTTATGAGGATTACATATCATTTATTAATCAAGATATGCCATTGATAGCCAATAGAATAAAATCATTAGATGCTATGGGTACTACAGATAAGCAAAGAGAGGAACTAACAGCTACTTATAATAATACAATGAATGCCGCGACTTCTAACCCTAAACAATTTATTGAACAATACAACAAATTGGGAGAGGTTGTAGCTAGAGTAAGTAAATCAGTTTCAAAGTCAGCATCACCAGTTTTTCCTGATGATAGAATTCATGGTTTTAATCCAATAGCATCAATCAGCCAAGGAACTCAAGCAGATGCATTACAGAAAGTAATGTCGCCTAGTTCTGACGCAGTAAGAAAATATAACCCTGCTACTGGGAAAATAGAATAATGCCTAAACAGATTGATGTGCCAGGAATGGGAATTGTTGAATTTCCCGACGATATGACAGATGATCAAATAGTTTCAGCTATTCAAGCAAACTCTTCACAGGGAAATAGTCAGCAAACTAAAACACAACAGTTTTTAGCAGGATTAACCGATGAGAATTCCCCTGTTTCTTTTATTTTAGGTGCTGGTGACTCTGCGGCTAACCAAATGAGAAACGTAGCTAATTTAGCCCCATGGACTAATTTACCGGAGATTACCCCAAAATCTAAAGGAACGGCTTATGATTTAGGTGGTTTTGCTGGTGAAATGGCTGGTTTTATGGGGGGTGGTATAGGATTAAATGCAGCAAGAAAAGCGGCAGAAGCTGCCCCATTAATTGGCAAAGGCGCTGAATGGCTAGGCAAGAGTGGTTTATTGCCTTCCATGGCTAGGCTTGGCTCTGGTGGTGCTGTTTATGGTGGGGTAATGAACCCAGATGATAGGATGCTAGGTGCGGCATTAGGTGGAACGGTTGGCGCAGCTAGCCCAGCTATTGCTAAGGGCGTAAGTAAATTAATGCCCTCTAATTGGTCGAGCTTATTACCAGATCAGCTAAAAAGAAACCTTTCAACGGCAAAAGGGACGGAGACTAACTTAGGAGCAGTTATTGGCTCACCCCAACTTAAAAATCAATATGAAAACATTTTATCTAATGTGCCATTTTCTGGGGCTAATGCTCAAATGATGAGAACCAGTCAAGAGATAGAGAAAAGATCAAATGATATTTTGTCTAAATATTTAGGTAATACGTCACCCTTAGAAGTTGAGGATAAATTAGCCGCTTCTTTAATGAACGCATTTAAAGAACAAACAGCTTCAAAAAATGCTTTATACAAAACAGCTCAAGACATGGCACCAAAAGCGGGTTTTTCATTAAAAACTAACAAGTTAGGCGATAAAATATCAGAACACAAGGATGCATTGAGCGCAATGTCTCTTGATGCTCCTACAAAAGATCTTCTTCAGAAAGCTATGTCCCCCATAAGAAGTCTAACGGGCGCTCCGAGCACGTCTCAGGTTGGGTTAAAAGAAGCTAATTTGTTGGCATCAAAATTAAATCATGCAGCAAAAAACTATGGGGCATCTACAGTTCCTCAAGATAGGTTTAATGCTGATGTATTAGGTAGCTTAGGATCGGCTCTTAAGTCTGATATTAAGCAGTCTGTAAAAGATACTGGGAATAAAGAATTTGTTAACCAATTTGCCAAAGCTGAAAAAAATTATAAGGATAATTTTTCTGGATTTTTAGATAAAGATATTTATAAGTTTTTAAATGGTGACAAAAAAGCCGAAGACATTCTTTCTACGTTTATAAAGACTGGAAAGAACACAGACAAAGGTGATCAGCTTAGCAAGTTAATGTCAAAACTAGACCCAGAGGCTCAAAATTTAGCTAAATATTCTTATTTGTCACGAGCAATGAAGGGTTCAGAAGACAAGCGAGAGGTTGGAGCTGGCGCATTAAAGTCATTATGGAAAGATACCAACTTAGGGCAAAAGCAAAAAAGAGCATTAATGCCTAATAAGGTAGAACGTCAACAAATGGACAAGTTGGCAGAATTGATTGAGCTTAACCCAAAGGCAATCCACCTCATGGAAAACCCACCAACTGGGCATAGATGGCTATCTGCTATCCCTTCTGGGATAGGTGCTGGCATAGGAGCAATTGCTGCTCATAGGGGTGAAAAATATAACTCTGGCGAAGGTGCATTGGCTGGCGCTTTGCTAGGAGCTGGGACATTAGGAGGATCAAGAGCCGCCGCTAAGTTACTGAGTTCAGAGTCATTAAGAAATGCCCTAGTTGCTAGAATGATAAAGCCAAAAGTTGCGTCAACAGGAATTAATACATTAGCCGGATCAGGATTGGCGCAGAGTTTAGCTAACGCAATGCAGAACCAGTAACTTTTTTTACATTATCAGCAATGGAGCTAACGGAAAAAGTAATAATAAATAGTAGGAATGTCTCAAGAGAGGGAATTGGGACAGGAACAAAAGCAAGAAAATATGATCCTAAATAGCCGATTAAGAAGAAAGAAGTAAAAACGGTATATTTCATGATTCACCTTTTAATAGAGATTAGATAATGGCACTAGACAATCGATACATTGCAGCTTCAGACTTAGAGTTATATCTGGTCGATAAAACTACTGGCTTGCCCCTGTCTAACGGTACAGTAGAATTTTATTCCGACGTCAACAGAGCAAGTTTAAAACCAGTGTATACAATAAGTGGGGTATCGCCAAACTATTCATTTGTAGAGCTTCCAAACCCGTCTACACTTAGTGCTGTTGGTACATTCCAAGACGCAGGACAAAATAACGTTATTCCCTATTATTTCCCCTATAATGCGGACGGCGATACCGAGCTTTACTATATTGTAGTAAAAGATCAGAACGAAGTCGTTCAATTTACTCGTGAAGCATGGCCACCTAACGTTGACAATGGGTCTGGTGGTGATACGGCAAATGCTATTAACTATATCCCTAATGGGCAGTTTCTTGCCCATACTGATATACCAGAGGATTCATTGAATAATATTCCATTTGGTCAAATAACTCAACCTCAAACAGAAATAGCACAAGGAGGTTGGTATTTTAATCAAGATATTGGTACAAGTTCAATAAACAATGTTCAATTTTTCAGGTTTGGCGAGTTTTTATCAAACCCAGAAGCAAGTCCGCGCTATGCTGTTCAGGTTGTTTCAAACCTTCCAGATGCTTCAGATGCATATAAGGATATAAGAATCAGATTTGATGATGTTAATAAATTTTCATCAAATGATACAGAGTACACGATAACATTTAATGCTGTTACATTTAATAGTGGCGATTTCATACTAAAGTTAGATTTAATTAAAAACTTTGGTACTGGAGGTTCACCATCACCAACTACAGTTACTACCTTATCACAATTCACAATAACGGGGAATGAAACAAAGTTTCAGCTTGTTTTTAATTTTGGCAGCAATGAAGGGGAAGGAATAGGGGCTAACGATGATGATTATGTTGAACTTGCCTTTTCTTTCCCGATAAATATATCTTTTGGATCACAACTTACTGACTTTGCTTTATTTTCGGGAAGCCTTGCCTCACCATCTTTTCCACAAACAACGCAGCGTGATGTAATGTCACGCAGTTTAACACCACCAACACCTAACCCAGATGGGTCAGATTTATATTTGCCAATGGTTCTAACAAAAGAGGGTTATGGATATGACCAGAGCCAAGTTGGTTTAATTCAAGCAGCTCAATATGATATGCCAACGTCTTTATCGCCAGATAGTAATGTTATGCTGGCTGATGGTGCACAGTATTATGTTAATGGTTATTCTGATTTAGGCATCCCATTTTATAGGTTATGGAGCAAAGCCATATGGAATGAAACATTAAAACAACCAAAATTTGGGACTGGTGATAATTTTGTAACCACAGCTATATTAAACTCTTCTTCATCTAGTTTATTTTTTGCATTTAATTCATTCGGCAATCCAATAGCGCCGATTGATGGAGGTACACTAACTGGCTTTACATTTAAAAGTATTAATGCCATTAGTGCACTTGGATATGGATTCAATGGTTATAAATCCGGTCCTGACTCTTCTTTTATAATAGCAAATACTCCTGGTCATGTTCCTGTAAATCCTGCCGCAGGAACTTCAGGGTTTACTATTACTACCTATAGAAACCCCACTAGTGTATCATCATATTTAATGTTTTCAATTAAGGCTATTGCAGCGACAACATTAGCATCTAAATATTTTACTTTTGAGAGTTTCCCCGCAGTTCAATACTATATGTGGTTTACTGTAAATGGGGTTGGAGTTGATCCGGCATTAGCTGGAACTGGCATAAAAGTTGAATTATTATCAACATATACGGCTCAAGATGTATCAGAAATTATAACCTATGCAATAGCTGGTAAAAAAATAGAAGTAATAGAAATTACTAATGGAACAACAACACCACAAAACTCTTTTTTTCTATTTACTACAACAAATGCTTCACAGTACTATGTTTGGTTTAATAAGGATAATTTAGGAACTGATCCAGATATAGCAGGAAGAATAGGAATAGAGGTTGCAATACTAACTACTGATACGTCATCAATTGTTTCTTCTAAAACAATGGAATCTATCAATAAGGTTTATTTTAAATGTCCTAACTTGCAAGGAGCATTTTTAAGAGGATATGATCCTAATAAAATATGGGATTTAAATGAAGATTCTAGGTTTACTTTTGGTTCTGAAGGATATGGTAATATTTTAGGTTCTTTGCAAATAGATGATATAATAGCTCATAGTCATACCTATGATTATAGGCAAAATTTATTACCACAAACTGGTAGCAGCACCAATTGCTGGGTAGGAACTACAACACAACAAACTAATGAATTTGGTGGCGTAGAAACAAAGCCAACTAACTATAGCGTGAACTGGGTAATTAGATACTAAATACAGGGTAAAATATTATGAAAATGAAAACATTTAATATGGTAAGAGATATTAATGGATTTAATGGTTTTGGATTACCATTCTCAACACATAAATATCAATGCTTATTATATGCAGCAATTGAGGAGACTTTAGTAGTCCCCACAACTGGACGTTCTGAATATCCCAAGATTTTAGCTGTTTTTTCTACTGATCCAGGGGATTCAGTTTGGGTGGCTGTAAATGAAGTTGCAGAAGTACCAACTGGTTCTTTTTCCATGTCAACGTCAGAACTAAATCCGGCAGCTAGAATTTTAAATCAGGGTGATGTATTAAGTTTTATTACTTCTGATACTGTTGATCAGATAGGAGTTATTTTTTATGCCGTTACCTAATGGTCAAATAGGGGTAAAAGAAAACCCTTTAAAATATTCGCCTTTTACATTGCCAATAGAAACTGGTGTTAATTTTGCACCACCAGTATCAGGCTTTATGATTCTTGAGTCTGGTGATTATATGATAACAGAGTTTGGCTACTTTATGATTACGGAGTAAAATTATGGCAGATTTTAAATGGTCAAATAACTCGGAGTTTCCACCAATAGTAACCCCAAATGATACAGATCAATTTGTGGGATTATTTGGGGCAAATAATGGGAAAATATCTTTAACTGATTTTATTTCTAATTATGTTGATATTAAAATAACGGTAGACCTACAAAACAACGTCACAGGAATTTTACCGGAGTTGAACGGTGGTACTGGTAAAAGCACATACAATGATGGTGAATTGCTTATAGGAAAGTCTGATGGTTCTTTAGCTTCATCAACATTGACCGCCGGAACAAATGTAACCGTATTAAATGGCGATGGGGATATAACAATATCCGCGAGTGGTGAACAAAATGTTGTCACCTCGTGGGGTGGATCATCAACCCCGCTTCCGATAACTTCTGGCACAGGTATAAGTATTATCGGAGGGGTTATATCTTCAACTGGTGATCAATCGGTGACAATGCAAGATGTTTACAACAATTCAATAACTGCAGGACAATCCTCTGTAAACCTAACGGCTGGTAACACAATGCGTTACCTTTCGCCCAGCGCTGATGTTGGTGTTGAATTATTCCCGCAGATGACTTACGCTCAGTATCAAGCATTTTTGCCGAAAAATAGCGAAGCAGCGTATGTCTCTGACTTAGACAGAATCGCGATAAATACGGGAACTTCTGGATCGCCGAGCATTCAGCAGCTTGCATATCTTGCGGACATTGCCTCAATTACGGCAGATGGCGCTATTGGAGAGTGTTATTTCAACAGCAACACGACAGAAACCGTTATGGTAGATACTATTAATCCGGTTAAAGTCGCTGGAACGTATCTATCAGGTGAATTAATAAATATTTCACATTCAAATGGACGGCTGACAAACATAGGATTAAATCCTATCGTTCTCGCATTAAAAGTCTCAATGACCGTTTCTCTTGATTCTACGGTCGGAGAAATAGAGGGTAGTGTGTTCGTAAATGGCACTGCTAAGCAAAATAATGTTATTCAACAGATAAGTATAGATGGTGATGCTCCGAGCCAAAAAACAATATCGCTTAGCGGAATAATCACATTGCAGCCAGCGGGATTTGCGGAAGTTTTTATACTTAATACTTTAGCAGTAAATAACCCTTTAATAAAATCGTTTAATTTTTTAATTCATACTATTGGCGCATCCTCAAGCGTTGCCGATGTTGAAAGCACGACAAGTGGATTTTCCGTTTTCGGGTCAAGCGGGATGACAGGGATTGACATAACAACACAATCAGCAATTAGAGTTGGTAATTTAGTTTCCGCAAAAATAACATATATTTTTACGGCAACTAGCACGGGTAATTATATTGATTTTAACCTTCCTTATGTCAACACTGATTTCACAACATCAGAGCAGGCTGGTGGTGTTGGAACAATAACCAGATTTGTAGAGGGATCGCCAGCATGGACGGGCAAAATAACCAAAATTAATTCTAAAATATCAACGAAAACCGTGAGATGCGAGTCTTCGTTAAGCGCGGGAACGGCGCCTCATATTGGATCAGTTTCATTCGACTACACAATATTATAGAGAAAAAAATGACTGTTAAAAAAAATATACCTCCGGTCTGGACGACCGCAGGACGACCATCCGCCCCAGTTCCGAATGGTACTAACGGATTTAATCAAGATACCGGTTTTTTTGAGAGAACAGGTGACGGCGGCGCGACATGGAAAAGCTCTCCTGATTCTTCGGGTGCTGGTGCGACGGGGACGTGGGGTGTAAACATTTCTGGAAATGCTGCTACGGCTACCTTGTCGTCTAATGTGACAACCAATGCGAACTTGACAGGAGTTGTGACGAGTGTAGGAAATGCAACGTCTATCGCGAATGACGCTATCACCAATCCCATGCTTTCAAACACTACTGTCACACCGGGTTCGTACGGATCACCAAGTCAGGTTGGAACTTTCACTGTTAACAGCAAGGGTATTCTGTCCAGCGCGTCCAATGACACGATAACCCCAGCTGCAATTGGTGCGCCGACGACAACAGGTACTGGAGCAACTGGAACTTGGGGCGTGAGCATATCTGGAAATGCTGCTACGGCTACCTTGGCGTCTAATGTGACAACCAATGCGAACCTGACAGGCGTTGTGACCAGTGTTGGGAACGCTACTAGTATTGCGAATGGCGACATTACGAATGCTATGCTTTCAAATACGACCGTCACACCGGGTTCGTACGGCTCATCAAACCAAGTTGGAACTTTCACTGTCAATAGCAAAGGTGTTTTATCAAACGCTGGTAACGCAACGATCACACCAGCTGCGATTGGTGCGCCAACAACTTCAGGTACTGGAGCAACAGGAACTTGGGGTATAAACATTTCTGGAAATGCTGCTACGGCTACTTTGTCGAACAACGTGACAACAAACGCAAACCTGACAG